ATAATCATCCTTGGCGAAGCGCCTTTTTATTTTTTTACATCTTCATCCTCTGCGCTCATAAGGGCGGCAATTTCGTTGCCAAACACCTCAACAAAACTGCCGCCATTCTGTTCCATCATGGCATCATAATCTTCGGGAGTGAATACTTTCTGATTGGTGCCCGGAACATAAGTGTTGGTGATAACAGACCACACCAAAAACTCTGTCAGATCAAAATCGCCTTTAGCGTCCTTGGCTTTATTAAGCAACACTTTACGCTCTTTAAGGTTGGGTTGGCGGAACTCTACATCAACACCATTGTAGTTAAAGACTTTTTTCTTGAATTGAGTTTTAGCTCCGAGGGTGACGGCCCGAATTTTTTCAAGATCAGACATTGCCATCTAATTTTCTCCTGTATTTGATATTTAAAAGGTACACAGATAGACAAAAATAGGTGTGAAATAGTTTAATTTTTCAAAAACAAAAGCCCTCCGAAGAGGGCTTTTGAATTTAAAATTATTGTTATACAGGTCTTCTTTCTAAACAACCTGTTCCTTTTAGGCTAAAAGAAAACTCGTTAATACCATCCACTGCCCCTTCCAAAGAACAATCTTCAATCAAAGCCTTGCCAACTTGCACAAAGTTACTGTTCTCAGGACGGTAACGGATATGCACAGGAGATCTTTCAGCCCATAAGTCAAGCAAAAGCTTGATTGCTTGTGGAATAGCAGAGTCAGAAGAATGATACCAAGAAAAAGGTTTAGGTACACCTTCTGGTGTGGATAGTTTATACTGTGTGTTTTCTGTCTCTGAAGATCCTGCGTCTCCTGATTGGGAATGACTTGTTGCGCGGAAATATCCTCTTGCCACAGATTTTCCTTCCCCATCAGGGTTAACTTCGATAATAACTTCAGATCTATTATCAAGATCTTGCATGAATTCAGAATAATCTGTATAGAAGCCATCTAGGCTTAATTCAGCGCTTTGTTGTTGATAAGCAAATACGGAGTAACCTCCATTATTAAATAATGTACAAAAATCACTGATATCTTCTGTATCCGAGTTTTGTGTTAAAGTAAAATTTTGAATAAAACAAAAATCTCTAGCAGGAAGATAATTTGCAGAATTTATAGTAACTTGACCGTTTACATTATAAGTCCTCACAAATTTAACCCCACCTTGCAAATAATCAATGTATTCAATATTCTCTTTGTCTACAATCGAGCCATCATCATAAACCTCTACAGGGACATTCTTATCAAGAATAGATTGAGACCTGTTATTAAGGTAATAAATACCAGTACTAGGATCCAAGCTCATGCTACCATCAGTTAGTGGTGTGGAAACACCAGTTCTTTTCAGTGCTGCTTTATATCCCGGAAACCCCTTGAAATATCCATTAGCAGAAAGATTCCAGCTTATAGAGGTAGGCTGAGAAGAAGCAAAGGCAGTCCCAAAAATGCTATCATCAACATCAGAAGATTCCCTGTTAATCTCAGCCGCACTACCCGGAAGCACGTAATAGTTAGTGCCATCTCTAGACACTTCTACGGTTTTCAAATTAGCCATAATCTGTCTCCTATAGGATTTTGTTTGAAATATTGTTTAATTAAACAAAGTCATCTCGACTGACTTTGTAGACAACCTTTCAAATAGATAATTTGTTATTGTATTTTTTTCCTATTAGGCGTTTCATATTCTCTAGCCGTTTTATAATTAGCCACAAGAACATTTCTTTTGTTATAATCGCTACTCAAAGAAGCAATGTCTGTTTGTTGCCATACGCCAATATAGAGAGTGTTGTTAATAACAACCCTTCCCATACCAAGAAGAAGATCTTTCACCTTTTGTTGTGCTGAATAAGCATTAGCGTATCCATGCTCTGTGTCAGCCTTAACGCGGATTTGGAAATTTGGAAAATCTCTTTGCCAAGCAGGATTTGATGGAGGCCCCGGAGTATCGTAGACAGTGATTAAAACACGTCTTTCTACGTCTGGCTCCATACCTACACGAACTAAAGGCAGTGACTTATCGTTTAAATCTAACGTGCCAATATCATTATCAACGATATATTGAGCAATATCCGCAGCAGGACTATTTGGCATAACTTCTCCTTATAAAATATAGCGATACTCTGTGCGAGTACCTTTTTGATTTTGAGTTATGCGAGTTACTTTAACAGTGTAGGCCCCCTCTACTGGTTCAGGGGAGTCTGAATAATCCCCTTGGATTACAACATCCCCGTTCTCCAAATCATTTCCTTTCGTATAAATATAAGCTCTACTCCTAGAGTGCGTCCCATGCTCATTGACATATTGCCGTTCTGTGCTTTGATAACGACAACGAATAACAGCCACAGAATACGTACTTTTCCCGTACATGTCTGTGGATATAGGACGCCATCTAGTCAAAATATGTGGAAGCTGGTAATCTCTAGCCATATTAAGCCCTATAGAGAGTTACAAAAGTGGTTCTAGAACTTCCATAGCCTAAGTGAGTAAGCTCTTTAACTATTCTCCTCACCACTTCACTTCCACCTCTGACAACAGGGGCTGCATACGTATCTTGGGTATCTCCAAACTTTTCAATAAGAAGTTTTTCTGTTTCAAGTGTTAACTTGTTGCTAATACTTTCAACAGCAAGCTCTGCAGTGAATTGTTTGATTATTTCAGGAACAGCCCCTTCANGNACTGCCCTTCCCTCAGAATCATAAAAAGTGTTCCTAGGAAAAGCTAAGGCTTGGTTTTTATTTTGGATATTTGAGTTCCAACGAACAAGTGTGTTCAAAAATCTCGTAGCTCTTATTAGAAAAATTTCCTTTTCTTTTTCTGTCTTGTTTTTCCAGCCTGAATCTTCTTCTACAAAAGCTGCTACATAAGAGTCAGCCTCTTCTACCGATACAAACGAGTTAGCATTAGGTAAACCCTTCCCGTTCTCAACTACAAATTCCATAAAACCCCCTCAATCATTAGATCTTTCCCTCAGTCTCTGCTTGTTTTAAAACCTCTTCAGCAATTTTTTTATTCTTTATTGGTTTATCAGAATATTTAGCTGCAAGAGAGCGCATTTCGATCCAGCTAAGGTTAGACCAATGCTCTGTATTATCTTCCCCGTTTTGCTTATCTTCTTTATTGGTTTCTGTGGGCTTTTCTTCTATCTCTTCTTCTTTATCACAAGAAGATCTTTGTGTTGTATCAGTAGATACCTCTGGCCTATAAACAATTTTGCTAGCCTTTTTGTAAGCGTTTTCTATTTCAGGAAAATCTGGCGCATAAACATGAGTGAAAACAGACCTCACCCCATCCCTTTTCCAAAAAGAGGGGTTGCTAAAAGTCACTTGCCATTCATCGCCTAAAGAAATAGTCTGAAAAGCAATAAGCCTGTTTTTGTTTTTCATAAAAACCTCTCTTAATGTTTTCTTAATCTAGACAAATAAAAAGGGCGAACCTTTTGATTCGCCCTTTATAACTAGCCCTATGGATTAGGGCTTATTCGATTTACCCGTTATTGACGAGCCTTGAATACCCCCAGAGCGCCAAAATAGCCTTTATGGCTAGACGCTACACGCTCCCAGTTATTCGGGGAGGCCAAGTCCGCAGAAGTCGGGTAGGCGTTTCCAGTATAAGATGCACCGGATGCTTTTACCGTAACTGCGTACTCTGATTGAATCAATGCAATCAGGTTTTCTTTGCGCGGAACAATATCAGAGAACACAGCACGTTCTTCGGATTCAATTACGTCAATAGCGCCTTCAGTGAGGGCCATAACGTAATGGTTGTCATTGTTTGAATCCTCTAGGAATGGGGAGTCAGTCATAATAACAGGTAGACCAAGAGTAGCAGGATTACCACCGAAAATGACATAACTGCCCTCATAAAAGATACCATTTTCAATGTTTTCCTCTACCAAGTCATGCAGCATGGTAGAACTCATCACCCAAGCCCGGATACGGCTAGCTTGGTCACCAAGGCGACGCTTAATGCGGTTTAGGTTGAGCGGGCTAATGGTTTCCTTACCGGTGACGTTTGTAGCATTATACTGAACAGCAGGCTCTGCAAGCAAAGCACCAACGCCAGCGGCAATGCCAGTATCCAAGTAGTCAACAGCCATCCGCTTGCCTTGCATTTGGCCAACAATGAAAGAAAACTCTTCAGGGTCGGATCCAATAGCACTAAAAGAGTTAAGCGTTTTTTCAACATGGATTGACTTGAACACCTTAGCTGCAACCTCTTGGCTAGAAGTCAAGTCATCAGCTACGGAGTCAGCAGTAGATGTAGGATCACGATCCCGGATTAAGCCCTCAATATCTTTAAAGAAAGCTTCCTTAAGGAAATCTCCCTTCATGTTTTGGGTTGAAAAGCGCATCACACCGCCAGCAGAATTGTTTAGGTCAATAGCGGCCCGCTCAATCTGCTCAACAGCACCAGTGTAATATTCTTCGTCATGAATAACGAAAGTGTTTCGACTAAAAGCCATAGCAGTCTCCTATCAGTTTGTTTGTTCATTTACAAAATGTACACCTGACAGGAAACATCACGCTTCCCTTTATTCGGTGCCAATAAAAAAGGTGTCTCATAAGTAACAAGTTTCACCTCGCACTTAATTGACACCTTTATATAAAAACTGTTTAATTCTTTTAATTAAACAGGCAATTTTTTATAGGCATCCAAACCGTATTTAGCACGGTATTCGTTTTTCTCTTTGAGAGACATTTCACTGCGCCTTTTCTTAGGCGCAACACTAGATGAAGCTTTACCTGAGGAATTGCTAGAAGTGCCATTACCGCTTACACGTGGGGCCCTAAATCCATGAGAAAGAATTTCATCTTGCTTCCATTGTTTAAGCAAGTCTCGAACGGAGAGGTCTGTTACTTGACCATTCTCGTCTAAAACAACAGTCTTGTACCCTTCCTCTGTCTCTATCATTGTTGTATGCTTTTTCAATTTAGCTTCCAATAGATCCGGAATACCATCCTCTGCGATGAGAGCGCTTTGAAGGTCTTTTTCATAAAGCTGCTTTTGTAGCTTTTCTTCCATCTGTTTNAGGCGCTCTTGATACAACTTACGCTCTTGANTAGTTTCTTCCCGAATCTTATCAATAAGCTCTTGGTAGCGGCCCTCTTCTTCAGCTTTCCTGATTTCAGCTTCTCGTTGCTGTTTCAACAACTCTTTGATTTGTTCTGGGTCAACCCCAAGCTCTTCCCATTGACGTAACTGCTCACGGCGCTTTTGAGCCTCTTTGTTGGCCTTTGCCAAAGCCTTACGTGTTTCCTCAAACTCCTTAATATCAACACCTTCTTGTCGAGCACGCTCTAGGTCACGCTCTACCTTACTGCGCTCTTCTNCCNAATTCTCAGCGCCAGCATAATCTAATTTATTCTTTTGATTTCNAGAAGCAGCCACTTCGTTCGCATTTTCTTGAGCGTTTTCGTTAATGTTTTCTTGGGCAGGGTTTTTATCAGTCATCACGACCTCCTTCAGTATAGCATCAC